GTGGGAACGACGACCAGTCAGCGGATTGGTCGGCAGGGTGAGGCGTGCCTGACGCGGGAGATCGAGGATACCCTCAAGTCAGCGCGACGAATCTTTGCCGATGTCTCGGCATTCCTAGAGCTGGAGATCGACCGGCTCTTCGAAATCGAAGTCAATGATCTCGACAGGGCGCGGGCCAAGGCCGTGCAGTCGCTGATCCGCGACAATCAGAAAGCCCTGATGATGGTGCTGGAGATCGAGGCCAAGCTCGGCCACGACACCGGCCCGCGCCATCAGCAGATGATCGATCTGGAGGCCGCCCGTGACGAGATCGAAGATCGACTCGCTCGCCTCGCGGCCTGAGGCGGACCGCGCCGCGTTCCTCGACTCGCTGTCGGAGAACGCGCTCGCCGCCATGCCCTGGGTCTGGCCGCTCTGGGCCCATACCAAGTATCAGCTCCCCCCTGTGGGCGCGTGGCGGATCTGGGCGATCCTGGGCGGGCGCGGCGCGGGCAAGACCCGCGCCGGTGCCGAATGGATCCGCAGCCGGGTCGAGGGGGCGACGCCCCTCGATCGCGGGTGCTGCCGCCGCGTGGCGCTGGTCGGTGAGACCATCGAGCAGGTGCGCGGCGTAATGGTGGAGGGCGACTCCGGGATCCTGGCCTGCTCACCGCCCGACCGCCGCCCGGCGTTCAAGGCGAGCCTCAACCGGCTGGTTTGGCCGAACGGCGCCGAGGCGATGCTCGCCTCGGCGATGAACCCCGAGGCGCTGCGCGGGCCGCAATTCGACTGTGCCTGGTCGGACGAGCTGGCGAAATGGACCTATGCCCGCGCCGCCTGGGACATGCTGCAGTTCTGCCTGAGACTCGGGCCGGAGCCGCGCCAAATCGTGACCACCACGCCGCGCAACGCGCCGGTGCTGATCGAGATCCTGGAGATGGCGGGGACTGTCGTCACCCATGCCGGCACCGCGGCGAATCGGGCGAATCTGGCCCCCGATTTCCTCGAGCGGCTCGAGGCGCGCTACGGCGGCACCGAGCTCGGTCGCCAAGAACTCGAGGGCGAGCTGATCCGGGCGCGCGAGGGGGCGCTCTGGACCCGGGCCGCAATCGATGCGGGACGGGTGGCGGCGCCGCCGGCGCTCGACCGGATCGTGGTGGCGGTCGACCCGCCCGTCTCGACGGGCGCGGAATCGGACGAATGCGGCATCGTCGTGGCCGGGCTCGAGAAGAAGGGAGAACGCCGTGATTGGCAGGCTTATATCCTGGCTGACCGCTCAACTCAGGGAAAAGGCCCGGGAGATTGGGCGCGCGATGCTCTGCAAGCTTACCGAGCATTTGAAGCGGATCGGCTGGTTGCCGAAGTGAACCAAGGCGGCGATCTGGTCGAGAGCGTGCTGCGCCAATACGCCCCAGAGCTGAGCTATCGCGCGGTGCGCGCGAGCCGGGGCAAGCGGGTGCGCGCCGAGCCGGTGGCCGCCCTCTATGAGCAGGGGCGGGTGCACCATGTCGGCACCCACCCCGTGCTCGAGGACCAGATGTGCGGCTACGCCGGCCAGCCCGGCGCAGCGAGCCCGGACCGGCTCGATGCGCTCGTCTGGGCGCTCACCGAGCTGATGATCGATGCGGGCGCGGCCGAGAGCCCGCGGGTGCGCGGCCTCTGAGGGCGCGGCCGCGGGCGCCCCGGCCCCGGAAGCACGGATGGCTCCGGCATGCGCGCCCGCCCACCCGCCCGCGGCCGCGATGCGCCCGGCCGGACCAAGACCTAGCGCCAAGAGGAGGACGATCGCCATGGCATTCACCCTGTTTGGCAAGGCGAGGCCTGGCCCGGCCGAGTCCAAGGCCTCCGCGGCCGGGCCGGTGATGGCCTTCCACGGCCCCGGACGGGCGGTTTGGAGCCCACGCGACCAGGTCTCGCTGATCCGCAACGGCTACGAGCAGAACGTGATCGGCTTTCGCGCCGTGCGCATGGTGGCCGAGGCCGCGGCGGCGATTCCGCTGGTGCTGAGCGAGGCCGGGGCGCGCCAGAGCGCGCATCCCGTTCTCGCGCTCCTGGCCCAGCCCAATCCCGGCCAGGACGGGCGCAGCCTGCTCGAGGCGGTCTATGGCCATCTGATGCTGACCGGCAACGCCTTTCTCGAGGCCGCCGGGCGCGATAGCCGGGCTCTGCCGCAGGAGCTGCACGCGCTGCGCCCGGACCGAATGCGGGTGGTGCCCGGCAAGGATGGCTGGCCCGAGGCCTACGAGTACCGGGTCGGCGCGGCCCGCCATGTCTGGGCGATGACCGAGGGGTCCCGCCCGATCCTGCACCTCAAGGCGTTCCACCCCCTCGACGACCATTACGGGCTGAGCCCGCTGGTCCCGGCGGCGGCGTCGGTCGATGTGCACAACGCCGCGGCGCGCTGGTCGAAGGCGCTGCTCGACAACGCCGCGCGGCCCTCGGGCGCGATCGTCTTCGCCACGGAGCAGGGCGGACATCTGAGCGAGGAGCAGTATCAGCGCCTCGCCCGCGAGATCGAGGAGAACCACCAGGGGGCGAAGAATGCCGGCCGGCCGATGCTGCTCGAGGGTGGGCTCGACTGGCGCCCGATGGGCTATTCGCCTTCGGAGATGGAATTCCTCGAGACCAAGACCGCCGCGGCGCGCGACATCGCGCTCGCCTTCGGTGTGCCGCCGATGCTGCTCGGTCTGCCCGGCGACAACACCTATGCCAATTACCAGGAGGCCAACCGCGCCTTCTATCGCCAGACCGTGCTGCCACTGGTGCGCAAGACCGCCAACGCGCTGGCGAGCTGGATCGGCGAGGGGCCGGTGATCGCGCTCGGGCTCGAGCCCGATCTCGACCAGGTGCCGGCGCTGGCCGCCGAGCGCGAGGCGCTGTGGAAGCGCGTCAGCGAAGCCGATTTCCTGGACGAGGCGGAGAAGCGCGCGCTGCTCGGCCTCGCGCCCCAACCGGCGGGCTGAGCGCTCCGGCCCCCGCCTCCGGCAGGCGGAGGACATGAACACCGCGCCCCTGCGCACCGGTCCCCGGCCGGCGCGACCCCGGCTGACCGCCCCATCTGGAGAGACCCCATGCTGATGCAAACCGACCGGGCCCGCCTGATGGCGGGGCTCGAGACCAAGTTCGTGGCCCTGTCCGATCTCGAGACCACCGAGGAGACCGGCCAGATCCGGGGCTATGCCTCGGTTTTCGGCCAGCCGGATCAGTCCGGCGACGTGGTGGCGCCGGGCGCTTTCGCCCAATCGCTACACCGCCTCGCTGCAGCCGGGCGCCGGGTCAAGTTCCTGTGGCAGCACGATCCCACGAAGCCGATCGGGGTTTGGAGCGATATCCACGAGGACGCGCACGGCCTCAGCGTCACGGGCCAGATCCTGGTCGAGGTGAGCCAGGGGGCGGACGCGCTGGCGTTGATGCAGGCGGGCGCGATCGACGGTCTGTCGATCGGCTATCGCGCGGTCCGGGCCGAGCCGAACCGCGAGACCGGCGGGCGCCGCCTGACCGAGATCGATCTGTGGGAAGTATCGCTGGTGACGTTCCCGATGCTGCCCGCCGCCCGCGCCATGCTGGGGGCCCATCGGCCCTCGGATGTCATGGAGCTGGCCCTGGCCGAGGCCCTCGCGGAGGGCCATGGCCGCCCCCGCTGAGCCCGGAGCCGGGCCAGAGCACCCCCAAGCAACGAGGATCCGAACCATGAGTGACCTGGATCGCGCGGCTCTCGCCGTCACCCCCGAGGCGAAATCCGCGGCTCAGGAGTTTCTGAGCAGTTTCAACACCTTCAAGGACGAGGTGGGCAAGCGCATGTCCGAGATGACGACCCGTATTGACCGGCTCGACCGGAAATCGGCCGACCCGAAGCGCCCGGCGTTGACCACCGCCGCGGCCGAGGTGACCCCGCACCGCAAGGCGGTCAGCGCCTATCTGCGCCAGGGCGACGAGGATCAGTTCCGCTCGCTCGGCCTCGAGGCCAAGAACCTGAACACCGCGGTTAATGCCGAGGGCGGTTTCCTGGTCGACCCGGAGACGGCGGCGATGGTCAACCATGTGCTGGTTTCCGGCGCCTCGATCCGAGCGGTCTCGAATGTGGTGCAGGTCGAGGCGACCGCCTATGATGTGCTCGTCGACCATGGCGAGCTGGCAGCCGGCTGGATCGCCGAGACCGGCCCCGAGGTCAGCCCCGCGACGCCGCAGATCGACCGCATCTCGATTCCGCTGAATGAGCTCTCGGCCAGCCCCTGCGCCTCGCAGCGCATTCTCGACGACGCCGCCTTCGATATCGAGGCCTGGCTCGCCGAGCGCATCTCGGACCGGTTCCTGCGCGCCGAATCGGACGCCTTCGTCAATGGCGACGGGGTCAACAAGCCGGTCGGCTTTCTGACCAAGCCCATGGTGGCGGATGCGAGCTGGAGCTGGGGCAATATCGGCTATGTCGCCACCGGCACCGAGGGCGATTTCGACCCGAACGACCCGGCGGACGCGCTGATCGACCTGGTCTACCGGCTCGGGGCCGAGTACCGGGCGCGGGCGAGCTTCGTGATGAACTCGAAGACCGCGGGCGAGCTGCGCAAGATGAAGGACAGCCAGGGCCGGTTTCTCTGGATCGAGAGCCTGACTGGCGAGCAGCCGGCGCGCCTGCTCGGCTATCCGGTGCGCATCGTCGAGGATATGCCCGACATCGCGCTCGACAGCTTCGCCATCGCCTTCGGCGATTTCGGCCATGGCTACACGATTGCCGAGCGTCCGGATCTGCGGATCCTGCGCGACCCGTTCTCGTCGCGCCCGAACGTCACTTTCTTCGCCACCAAGCGTGTCGGCGGCGACGTCACCGATTTCGCGGCGATCAAGACCCTGAAATTCGGCACCTCGTGAGCACCGGCCGGACTCGGTGATGACCACTTCCGCCCGCTCCCTCCCCAAGATGTGGGGAGGGAAGCACAGGCCGCGTCGGCGGCGCTTCTGCCCCTCCTCGCACCGCGCGAAGGGGGCGGGCCGGCGCCTCGAGCTCGACACCGAGGCCCGGACCGCGGCCTGACCATCCTTTCCCGACAAGGGGAGCGCGATGCCACAGACAGTGACCAAAACCGTCGGCCCGGGGCGGGATTTCGAGACGCTCGCCGATTTTGCCGCTGCGCTACCCGCCGATCTGACCGCCGTCGACGAGGCCTGGGTGGCCGAGCTCAGCCCTGACGCGACGGATCCTGGCGGCGCCGTGATCGCGGCGCTCTCGGACACCACCCGCTTCGTCACCCTGACCGCGGCTGCGGGCGCAGCTCCGGGGGCGGTGCGCGATCCGCTGCTCGATCCCCTGACGCCCGGCATGCCGTTGGGCGCGCGGGTCAGCGCCGCTTCGGGCGACGCGATCCGTGTCGAGGGCGCGGGCACACGCCTCGCCGTCACCCGGCTCGCGATCACGGTCGCGGCCGGGTCGGCGCTCGGCGATGATGGCGATGGACGGATCGTGCGCGCCGAGGACTGCCTGATCGACGCCGACGGCGCCGCCCCGGCGGCGGTGCTGCGCGGCACCGACGCGCTGGCGCGCAATTTGGTCGTGGTCAAGCGCGGCGCCGGCGACGGCCTCACCTTGGCGGGCGGCGCCGCGGCCGAGGGCTGCACCCTGTTCAAGCCCGCTGCGGTGGTGGCCGAGGGCACCGGCGTCGCCACTGCGGGGTCGGGCGCCGAGATCCGATCCTCGGCGGCATTCGGCTTCGCGCGAGCGTTCTCTCAGGACGTCGCCGCCACCGAGAGCCTTGCCTCGGATCAGATCAACCTGATCCCGGCGCCGACCGATTTCGGCGATCCCTATTGGACCCCGGTGGGCGGCGCGAGCCTGATCGCGGGTCAGACCCGCGCCACCCCGTTCGGCGTCGACCTGCAGCGCCTGGAGTCGAACGGCAACAGCTTCGCCCGGTTCCAGGGGGCGGCGCTGCACGACCTCGCCCCCGGGGCGCGGTTCGCCTTCAGCGCATTGGTGGCCGAGCCGAGCGTGGTGGTCAGCGCACTGCTGATCTTCAGCGACGTCGCCACCCCGGAGATGCGCGTGACCTGGACCGATTCGCCGCCCTCGGTGGTGGTGCTCGGGCAGGGCGGCGCGCTCTCGGCCGTCGAGGGCCGGCTCGACGATCTGGGCGGCGATCTTTGGCGCCTCGAGCTGACCGTCGAGAACGCATCCGCCGCGGCGATCACGGTGCAGCCTTATTTCTACGTGACCCGCTCGCCCCTCAATGACGGCGTCGAAGGCGGGATGTTCGGTGGTGCCACCATGGCAGGGCCTGGCCATCTTGGCACCGGCTTCGTCGGCCCGGACGCGACCCCGGGCACCGGGGCCATCCCCGGTGTCGATCCGGCGGCGGCGCTCACATCCGTTGACTCTGTCGGGCCGGATCTGCGCCCGCTCGGCGGCGGCCCGCTCGAAGGGGCGGGCACGCTGGCCGGCGCCGACTTCTATTCCCGGATCCGGGTCGCGCCGGACACGATCGGTGCGGTGACCCTCAACCCGCTCGACCCTGACGCGCCCGAGGATCTGAGCCAGGGCCACACGATCACGGCAACGGCGGTACTCGCGGCGGCCGATTTCGCCAGCGCGGACGATCGACGCCAGGCGCATCCGGGCTCGCCGGAGCGGATCATCCCGGTGTAAGGCCCGCGATCCTCGATCGCGACCGGCCGCTCAATGCCCCGCCTTCCCAAGCGATCCCCCCTGAGTTCGCGGGGCGCTGAGGGGGTGGGCCGGGCGGCGGGCTGGCTTCTGCAAAACGATATAACCCGACGGAGACCGCGATGACCAAGGTCCTGACTCACAACGCCCTCGACGCGGCCTTCGCCTATGTGGCGGCGCGCGGCGATACCCTCGCACTTTGCGCCGGGGCGCCGGCCACCGCCTCGGAGGCGACGATGCCTATCGGCGAGGGCGGCAAGATGCTGAGCAAGGCGGCGATGGCGCCGGGTCTCGGCAATGGCGACTACATCACCGCGCCTGGCGCCGCCTCGGGCCGGCGCCTCGTGGTCGATGCCAAGAACGATGTGACCGTCACCGGCACCGGCACCGCCGACCATCTGGCGCTCGTCGACACAGCGGGAGAGGAGCTCCTGCTCGTCACTCCGCTCGAGACCCCGCAGAGCCTGATTTCGGGCGCGGTGATCGCGGTCAAAGGCTTCTCCGACGAAATCGCCGACCCGGTGTGATCCGATGAGCGCCTATTTTGTGAAAAACCCCGACTCCGCCCTCGATTTCACCTTCGACTGGGGCTTTCAGTTCCTAGAGCCCGGCGAGCAGATCGAGACCGATCTCGGCTGGAGCGTGACCCCGGACACCGCCGCCGATGGCGGTCTCGCCGTCACCGACAGCGCGCAGACCTTCACCACCACCACCGCCATCCTCGGCGCCGGGCGCGCCGGCGAAGCCTATCTCGTGCAGAGCCGGATCCGCACCGATCGAGGGCGCGAGATTCAGCGCGCGCTCACTATCCGCGTCGCCAATGTCTGAGGAGGCTCCGATGATCCTGACCGCAACCGCCCCGGCCGCCCTCAATCCGGTGCCGATCCGCGAGTTCGCCGCGCATCTGCGCCTCGCGGAGGGCTTTGCCGACGACACGCCCGAGGACGCGCTGCTCGATCTCTATCTGCGCAACGCCACCGCCGCGGTCGAGACCCGGCTCGCCCAGACCCTGATCCGGCGGAGCTTCACCCTCGAGCTCGGCGCCTGGAACCGCAACGGCCAGCTCGTGCTGCCGGTGGGGCCGGTCGCTGCGATCGACAGTCTGCGCTTTCTCGGCGCCGACGGGCCGATCGAGGGCGATCCGACAGGGATTCAGGTTGAGCCCGGGCGCAGTCGTCAGCGCCTGTCCGGGGCGGGGGGCGCCTGCCTGCCAGCAATTCCGAAAGGCCATACTGCCGAGCTCGGCTTCCAGGCCGGCTATGGCGAGAGCTGGAACGCAGTGCCCGATGATCTCCGCCAATCGGTTCTGCTGCTTGCCGCCCACTATTTCGAGAACCGCCATGCCGAGGCGGATCAGGCCGCGGGCATTCCCTATGGTGTCCTGGCGCTGCTCGAGCCGCACCGCCCGGCCCGGCTCTGACGCCCGGTCGCAGCAGGCAATCAGGAGCCCGTGATGCAGATCCCGCGCATGAACGCCCGCTTCACCCTCGAGGCGCCCCAGCGGGTGCCTGACGGCGGCGGCGGCTGGACCGTCGACTGGACCGCGCTCGGCATCATCTGGGGTGCGCTCACTGCGGTCAGCGCTCGCGAGCCCACGGTCGGGACGCGCCCGGCGAGCCGGGTTACCCACCGGGTGGTCACCCGTAAGCCCGCTGATCGCAACCGCCGGCCCACCGCCGATCACCGGCTGCGCCTCGAGGACCGGATCTTTGCGATCCGCGGCGTCGCCGACGCTGATCCCCGCGGTGCCTATCTGGAGCTTTGGATCGAGGAGGGGCCATTCTCATGACCTATGCCCTCGCCTGGCCGTTGCAGGAGGCGCTCTACCGCATGCTGACCACGACCCCGGAGATCGACGTCTTTTTCGAGCGCCGGGTGTTCGACGCGCCGCCGCCCTTCGAGGGGGCGGCCGCGCCTGCAGGGCTCTACGCGGTGATCGGCGATGAGGTGGTTGAGGATTGGTCGACCGCCACTGACCACGGCGCCGAACACCGGATCGTCATCGCCGTCAATGCGCCGCGTCTCGGCTTCGCCGAGGCCAAGCAGGCCGCCGGCGCGGTCGCGGACGCGCTCCTCGCCGGCGGGCTAGCACCCTCGCGCGGGCGCGTCGTCTCGATCGGCTTCGTCGACGCCAAGACTCGGCGCGACGAGGCTGGTGCCCTGCGTCGGATCGAACTGCGCTTCCGCGTTGTGGTCGAGGACGATGCCTGAAACGTGCGATCGTGGATCGCGCCTGATCCCCCGCCACTGCGCACCACCACTCATTGCGCCGGCGGGCGGGTGGCCCCTGCGAGACGGAATAAGCCGCCACCGCGCGCCCTGCAGCCCCTTGCCGGGCCGGGGCGGAGCTCCGCACCTCCCCTGCGTCCCCTCCCCCTTGCAGGGGAAGGACAGGGACGGGGGATAGGCGCCGCCCGACACCCAATCTCTGAACCGGGAGACCCAGAATGACTGCCCAGAAAGGCAAGGACCTGCTGATCAAAATGGACGCCGCCGGCACCGGCAGCTTCCAGACCGTTGCCGGGCTACGCGCGAGCCGGCTGTCCTTCAACGCCGACACCGTCGATGTCACCACCGCCGAGTCCGCCGGACAGTGGCGCGAGCTTCTTGCCGGGGCGGGCCTGCGCCAGGCTTCGATCTCGGGCTCGGGCATCTTCAAGGACCAGGGCTCAGATGCGGAGCTGCGCCAGGTCTTCTTCGACGGCGCGATCCCGGATTTCCAGGTGGTGATCCCCGATTTCGGCATCGTCGAGGGGCCGTTCCAGCTCACAACGCTCGACTATGCCGGCACTTACGACGGCGAGGCGACCTACGAGCTCTCGCTGGTTTCCGCCGGTGCGCTCAGCTTCGTTAGCCTGTGATGGCGGCCAACCCGCATCGCGGCGAAGTCGTGCTGACGGTCGATGGCCGCAGGCGGCCGATGCGGCTCAGCCTGGGCGCGCTTGCCGCGCTCGAGAGCCGACTCGAGAGCCGGAGCCTCGTGGCGCTCGCCGAGCGCTTCGAGACCGGCGAGGTCGGCGCCGGCGAGCTCATCGCGCTGCTCACCGCCGGGCTCCGGGGCGCGGGCACCGAGATCACCGAAGCCGAGCTCGCCGAGGCCGAAATCGCCGGCGGCGCGCTCGGTGCGATGCGTGCCGGACTCGCGCTTCTTGCCGCCGCCTTCCAGCCCCCGGAGGGCGGCGTGGAATGAGCCCCAGCCTCGACTGGCCCGGCCTGATGCGCCTCGGACTCGGGTGGCTCGGACTGGCGCCCGCGACTTTCTGGGCGATGACGCCCGTCGAGTTCCTGCGTGCGCTCGAGGGCGCGGGCGTCGTGCCCGTCGCAGGGGCCGCGCGCGCGCTCGACCGGCCCGGGCTCGAGCGGCTGATGAGCGCTTTTCCGGACCGCCCGCCCGAGCACTGAGGAGACCGACATGGAACCCGACCGCAACAGCCTGGGCCGCGCCCTGGCCACGATCCGGGGCGAGGCCACGGAGACCGCCACCGAGCTGCGTCAGGCGACCAGTGCCATGCGCGATATGGACACCCAGACCAAACAGCTCTCGCGCTCGCTCGGCTCGAGCCTGCGCTCGGCCTTCGACAAGGCGGTGTTCGGCGGCGCCAAGCTCTCGGAGGTGTTTCGCGGGCTCGCCAGCGATTTCGCAGGCAAGGCGCTCGATCTGGCGCTGAAGCCGGTGCAGAGCGCCTTCACCTCCGGCGTCCGGGGCCTTCTCGGCTCGGTGACGGGCGCGGTCGCGGGCGCGTTCAGCTTCGCCGACGGCGCGGCATTTTCGGCCGGGCGGGTGCGCGCCTTCGCGCAAGGCGGCGTGATCGACGGCCCGACGGTCTTCCCGCTCCGTGGCGCAACGGGTCTGATGGGCGAGGCGGGGCCCGAGGCGATCCTGCCGCTCAGCCGCGGTCCGGACGGCCGGCTCGGCGTGCGCGCGGCGGGGTCCGGCGCGGGGCCCGTCGTCAACGTCACGATCCAGACGCCGGATCCGGCCGCCTTCGAGCGCTCGCGCGGGCAGGTCGCAGCGACCCTCGCCCGGGCCGTCGCTCGCGGCAACACCCGCCTCTGACCGGGCGCGGTTCCAAGGACGCGGAGGACCCCATGCAGTTTCATGAAGAGCGATTCCCGGCCGCGCTTTCCTTCGCCTCGAGCGGGGGTGTCGAGCGCCGGACCGAGATCGTCACCCTCGCCAACGGCTTCGAGCAGCGCAATACACCCTGGGCCGGCTCGCGCCGGCGCTACGATGCGGGGCTCGGGGTGCGATCGCTCGACGATCTCGACACCGTGCTCGGCTTTTTCGAGGCGCGCCAGGGCCAGCTCGTCGGCTTCCGCTGGAAGGACTGGCTCGACCATAAATCGTCCCCGCCCTCCGGCACCCCGGCGCCCACCGACCAGGCGCTCGGCACCGGCGACGGGACGACGGTCGCGTTCCAGCTCACCAAGATCTACGGCGCCGGCGCCTATGTCCGCACAATAACCAAGCCCGTCGCCGATACCGTCCGGGTCGCGCTCGCTGGCGCGGAGCAGGCCGAGGGCGCCGATTTCACCGTCGACACGACCACTGGCCTCGTCACCTTAACGGCCCCGCCGGGTGCCGGCGTGGCGATCACCGCCGGTTTCGAGTTCGACGTGCCCGTGCGTTTCGCGACCGATCTGATCGAGGCCAATCTCGCGGCCTTCGAGGCGGGCGAGATCCCCTCGATCCCGATCCTGGAGATCCGTTCGTGACCCGGCTCGTTCCCGGCCCCCTGCAGGCCGCGCTCGACATCGGCGCGACGACGCTGGCTCGGGCCTGGGCGCTCACCCGCAACGACGGCATGGTGATGGGCTTTACCGACCACGACCGCCCGCTCGCCTTTGACGGCGTGACCTACGCGCCCGAGTCAGGCTTCGAGTCAACCGCCATCGCCGAAGCGACGGGCCTGTCGGTGGACACGCACACCGTCTCCGGCGCGCTCAGCTCGGCCGCGATCACCGAGGCCGACATCGCTCGCGGCCTCTACGACGGGGCCGAGATCGCGCACTGGCTGGTCGACTGGACCGACCCCGCCAACCGCTTGCTGCTCGGGCGCGGTCGGATCGGCGAGATCCGCCACCACGGCGCCGCTTTCGAGGCGGAGATCGTCGGCCTCGCCGAGGCTATGAATCAGCCCTTCGGCCGGGCCTATCTGGCGATCTGCGATCTGCGCCTGGGCGAGCCGGCCTGCGGCGTCGACCTTGATGTGCCGGCCTTTCGCGGCACCGGCAGCGTGACTGCGGCACCCGAGCCCCAACGTCTCACCGCTTCCGGCATTGAGAGCTTCGAGCCCGGCTGGTTCGCCCGCGGCGCCCTGACCTGGACGGACGGTGCCAACACCGGGCAGGTGGCCCATATCCGCGATCACCGGGTCGAGGGGGGCGGGGCGGTGCTCGAGCTCTGGCAGGCGCCGGCGCTTCCGGTCGTGCCGGGCGATGCCTTCACCGTCACCGCGGGGTGCGACAAGACCCTCGAGACCTGCCGGGTCAAGTTCGACAATATCCTGAACTTCCGCGGCTTTCCGCACATGCCGGGCGATGACTGGGTGACCAACTATCCCAATACCGGAGAGGGGCATGACGGCGGATCGCTCAACCGAAGCTGACCCCCGCAGCCGGGCACTGGCCGAGGCGCGGGCCTGGATCGGCACGCCCTATTGCCATCAGGCGAGCTGCCGCGGCGCGGGCACCGACTGCCTCGGCCTGATCCGGGGCATCTGGCGCGCGCTCTACGGTGCCGAGCCCGAGCAGCCCCCCGCCTACAGCGCGGACTGGGCCGAGGCGGGCGGGGCCGAGCGCCTCGCCTGCGCCGCCGCGCGCCATCTCGTGGCGCTCGATCCGGTCGAGGCGATGGCCGGCGATGTGTTGCTGTTTCGCATGCGCGCATGTGGCCCGGCCAAGCATCTCGCCATCTTGGCCTCGCCTGGCATCGGCGGAGGGTCGATCATCCACGCCTATTCCGGCCACGCGGTCTGCGAGACGCGGCTGACCCCGTCCTGGACCCGCCGCATCGCCGGCGCTTTTCGCTTTCCCGACCACCCCCCGAGCCCCGCGAGGTGACCGATGGCAACGCTTCTCCTCTCTGCCGCCGGCGCGTCCGTCGGCAGCGCGATCGGCGGCAGCTTTCTTGGCATCGGTGCGGCGACGATCGGGCAGGCCGCCGGCGGGGTCGCCGGAGCCCTGATCGATCAGGCAATCCTCGGCGGCGGCTCCAAGGCGGTCGAGAGCGGGCGGGCGCGCGCGCTCCGGATCCAGGCCTCGACCGAGGGGGCGCCGGTCCCGCTCGTCTATGGACGCATGCGCGTCGGCGGCCAGCTCATCTGGTCGACCCGCTACCTCGAGCATGTGCGTACAACCACCCGGGGCGGCAAGACCACCGGCGCAAGCGCGACCACGGTGCGCGAGTTCAGCTACACGATCAGCATTGCCGTCGCGCTCGGCGAGGGGCCGATCGACCGGGTCGGGCGAATCTGGGCCGATGGCAAGCTGCTCGACACCGAGGGGATGACCCTGCGCGTCTATCGCGGCACCGATGACCAATTGCCGGACCCGAAGATCGAGGCGGTCGAGGGGGCGGGCCAGGTGCCCGCCTATCGCGGCACCGCCTATGTCGTATTCGAGGATCTGGCGGTCGGGCGTTTCGGCAACCGCATTCCGCAGCTCAGCTTCGAGGTGTTCCGCAGCGTCCACCGCGATACCGCCGACCCGGAGACGGGCGAGCCCGTACCCCAGCTCGTGCGCGGCGTCGCGCTGTCGCCGGGCACCGGCGAGTTCGCGCTCGAGCCCGAACCGGTGCGTTACCTATTTCCCGGCGGGGGCAGCCAGTTTGCCAATGTCAACAACGCTGAGGGCCGCGCAAATTTTCAGGTCGCCCTCGATCAGCTCAAGGCCGAGCTGCCCGACTGCGGCCGAATCTCCCTGGTTCTCGGCTGGTTCGGCGACGATCTGCGCGCCGACCGATGCCGGGTGGAGCCCAAGGTCGAGCTCCAGGACCGGACCAGCGCGCCGCATAGCTGGCAGGTGACCGGTCTGACGACCGCGACCGCCGCGGTGGTCAGCGGCGGTGGCGAGGGCCAGCCGAATTTCGGTGGCACCCCGTCCGACGGCTCGGTGATCCGCGCCATCGCGGAGATGCAGGGGCGCGGCCTCTCGGTCCTACTCTACCCGTTTCTGTTGATGGACATCCCTGCCGGCAACGGGCTTACCGATCCCTACACCGGTGGGCCGGATCAACCGGCCTTTCCCTGGCGCGGCCGGATCACTCTCGCGGCCGCCCCTGGCCAGCCCGGCTCGTCCGACCAGACCGCCGCGGCGGCCGCCGAGGTGGCGGCCCTGTTCGGTACGGCGAGCGCCGCGGATTTTGCCGTCAAGTCGGGCTCGGTCGCTTATTCCGGTCCGGATGAGTGGACCTACCGGCGCATGGTGCTGCACATGGCGGCGCTCGCCGCCGCGGCGGGCGGGGTCGAGGCGATATGCATCGGCTCGGAGTTGCGCGGGCTGACCACGATCCGCTCGGACAAAACCACATACCCCGCCGTCGCCGAGTTAAGAGCGCTCGCGGATGAGGTGCGCCAGCTCATGCCGGATGCAAAGATCGGCTACGCAGCCGACTGGTCCGAATATTTCGGCCACCAGCCGGATGACGGCACGGGCGATCGGATCTTCCATCTGGACCCGCTCTGGGCCGATTCGCAGATCGACTTCGTGGGCATCGACGATTACACGCCGCTCGCCGACTGGCGCCATACCCCCGATCATCTCGATCGCGCCGCCGGCGCGGCCTCGGTCTACTCGCTGCCCTATCTGCAATCGAACATCGAGGGGGGCGAGCAGTACGACTGGTTCTATGCCGGCGAGGCCGACCGGACGGCGCAGATTCGCACGCCGATCGCCGACGGGGCCCATGCCGAGGACTGGGTGTTCCGACCGAAGGACATACGCAACTGGTGGGCCAACGCCCATCACGACCGGATTGACGGCGTGCGCCAGGCCACCTCCACTGCCTGGGTCCCGGAGTCGAAGCCGATCTGGCTGACCGAGACCGGCTGCCCGGCTGTCGATCTCGGCGCTAACCAGCCAAACCTTTTTTTCGACCCTAAGAGCTCGGAAAGCGGGCTGCCCCACGGCTCGGTCGGCGCCCGGGACGACGAGATGCAGCGCCGCTTCCTCCAGGCCAAGCTCGGCTATTGGCAGGACCCGGACAATAATCCCCTCTCCGCCGCGTATGGCGGGTTAATGATCCCCGATGATCGGATCTATGTCTGGACCTGGGACGGCCGGCCCTGGCCCGACTTTCCGGTTCGCGAGAGCGTCTGGGCCGATGGCCCGCGCCACGCTCTCGGCCACTGGATCACCGGGCGGGTCACGGCCGGCGGGCTCGCCGATGTGGTCTGGGACATCACCCGCCGCGCGGGCATGTTTGAAGTGGAGGTGACCCGGATCTTCGGTGCGGTGCACGGCTATCTGATCGAGAGCACGGGCACCGGTCGCGAGGCGCTACAGCCGCTGATGCTGGCCTATGCTTTCGACGCGGTCGAGGCGGCGGGCGCGCTCGCCTTCACCCTGCGCAGCCTCGCACCGGAGCAGGCCCTCGACTCGACCCGGCTCGTCGTCGACGATGAGCCAGGCTCCGTGGTCGCGACCCGCGCCAGCGCCGGCGAGCGACAAGACGCGGTGCGGCTCAGCTACATCCAGGCTGAGAGCGACTATCGGGTCGCGGCGGTCGAGGCGCGTCGGCCCGAGGGCGATCTCTCGCGTATCGGGGAGACCTCATTTGCCCTCGCCCTCCCCGGCTCGCAAGCGCAGGCCATCGCCGACCGCTGGCTCGCCGAGTCGGAGTCCGCGCGCGAGCGGGTGCAGCTCGCCCTGCCGCCCTCCGATGCGGCGCTCGTGCCGGGCGATATTGTCAGCTTGCCGGCCCCGGTCGGCGCCGCGCGCTATCGCATCGAGCGGCTGACCGGTACCGGCGCACGGGAGGTCGAGGCGGTGCGCCTCGAGCCCCGCCATTACGGTCCGAGCGCAACCCCCGAGCGCCGTCTCGAGCCGGAGGCGATCGAGCCGCCTGGCCCGCTCGAGATTCTGTTCCTCGATCTGCCGCTCGCTAACGGTGGCGCCGAGGACCATCAGCCCCGGATCGCGGCCACGGCCGATCCCTGGCCGGGTGAGGTCGCGGTCTATGCGAGCCCGACGGGCGCCGATTTCAGGCTCGAGACCGTGCTGCGCAGACCGGCCCTGATCGGCAGCCTCGCAGAGGATCTCCCCGCCGGCCTGTCCGATCTCTGGCAGCGGGTCTCGGTCGAGATCGCGATCCCGACGGGCGCCCTGTCCAGTGGTGAGCGCATCGCCGTGCTGAACGGTGCCAACGCCCTCGCACTCGAGGCCGCCCCGGCCGTCTGGGAGCTTCTACAGTTTCGCGAGGCGGAGCTGACCGCCCCCGGGCGCTACCGGCTCACGACGCTCCTGCGCGGACGGCGCGGCACCGAGGCCCTGGCCGCCGCACCAATTTTGGCGGGCGCGCGGCTCGTCGTCCTCGACGAGGCAGTGGCGCCCCTGCCGCTCGAAGTGGAGAGCCTTGCACTGGAGCGCCAATATCGGGTCGGGCCAGCGCGGCGCGACCTCTCCAATCCCGCTTTCATCGCAGCGGAGCGGAGCTTCGAGGGCGTTGGCCTCATCCCCTTTGCACCCGTCCATCTCAGGGCGCATCGCAATCCCGCCACCGGCGATATTCAGGTCGACTGGATCCGCCGAACCCGGATCAACGGCGATAGCTGGTCCCGCGTCGAGGTGCCGCTCGGCGAGGCCCGCGAGGCCTACCGTCTGCGCATCCTTGCGGGGACCACACTGCTTCGCGAGGCTGAGACCGCGACATCGCAATTCACCTACACGGCGGCGGATCAGGCGGCCGACGGGGCCGGCGGGGCGCTCGAGATCCGCGTCGCGCAGCTCTCCGAGGCCGTGGGTTACGGACCAGAACAGGGGACGATCTTCGATGACTGACACCTTGCGTTTCCAGCTGCCGCTGATTGCGGCGGCTCAGGCCCAAAAGCATGTGACCGCGAACGAGGCGCTGAGCCGCCTCGACGCCCTCGCCGCCGGCCGGCTTGAGGATATCGGCGTGACCATCCCACCCACCGATCCCGCCGAGGGGGCGGCTTGGGGCGTCGGCGCCGGCGCGAGCGACGCCTGGACGGGACAGGATGGACGCATTGCCATCTTCCTCAACGGGGGATGGGTCTTCGTCGATCCCTTTGCCGGGCAACGTGCCTGGAATGGCGCCACCGCAGCACCGCTCGTTTATGCCGGAACGGGCTGGGTCGCGGGCCTCGTCGCCGGCGCACCGGGAGGGGCGGTGACGGTCATGCGGGTTGCCGAGCTCGACCACACGCTTGCCACGGGCCCGAGCTCCACCACGGCAGACATCATCCCCGACAAGGCCGTCGTAATCGGCGTCACCGGCCGTGTGACGGAGACGATCGGCGGCGCGACGGCCTGGGATCTCGGCGTGGCCGGGGCGCCCAATCGCTACGGCACCGGCTATGGCGTCACGGCTGGCAGTTTCGTCCACGGCGTCACCGGACAGCCGCAGGCCTATTTTGGTGCCACCCCGCTAGTGCTTACCGCGCAGGGATCGGATTTCAGCGCCGGGCGGGTGACGCTCGCCGTCCACTATTTGGCGCTAACACCACCCCTCGCGCCGTGAGACTACCGGCTCGCTCTCCCCGACGACCCCCTCTCCCGAACGGGAGGGGGCCTTTTCTTGTTTCGGCGATCAACGATCGGCGCAATCGACGCAGAAAGGGGTCGCCGGGTCGAGCCTCAGCCGGGCCTCGGGAATTTCCTCGCCACAGCTTTGGCAATAGCCGTACTCATCCTCGTCAAAGCGCGCAAGCGCCGCCTTGATGCGCTGGCGCTCCGTAGCGCGGCGGCGCGATTGCGCGGCGGCCATCTCCTGGACCTGCAGAGCGTCCATTCGGCTGAGGCGCCCCACCGACTGCTGGTCGAGCTCCACCGGGGCACGGTCCGCCGCGGTCGCCTCCTCCTCGCGCTCGAGCGTGGCGAGCGCGTCCTCGAGCATCGCGCGGAACTCAGCCTGGCGCTTGGCATGCATGGCCCGCATCCTCGTCCGGAAACGTCGGGGCCGGCCATTCGGTCCAGCCCAACCTCGACTGCACCATCATTACCCCATGGATGCAAGGGCGGGGGCCGATGCCAGCTTGTCCGGGGCACGGCACCAAAACTTGCGCAGTGGTCCGAGATCCCGCTGGAAACCTGCTTCCCTGGCGCGCGGGTATTGCTGTGACGCGGTGTCGAGTCTATAGCTCAGCGCCGCATGCGGCATCTCGACCAGACGCGCGCGAGGCCATCGATATGAAAACCTCAAAATCGTTGACGGCAATCCCGCGCCGTGTCGGGTCAATCCTAATAAACCGGCCACGTCCACCTCAAAAAACGGTTTTTTTCCATCCGCCGAAATGCGGTGGCACCTCCGTAGGCACGGCATTGAAGCAGGCGCACGAGAGGAAATACGGTCGCAGACAAGCGATCTTTGAATTGAACGCCGCAGCATCGAAACGTGCCGGTAAGGCTATTGGGGTCAGCATGCCTAGGATGCGCGAGTCGATTCTTTCGTATGCCGCCGCGCTTCCAAATGTCGAACTTATACTTGGTCATTTCCCCTACAGCAATAACGTATTTTCTAGCAATCAAATAGCTGCTAATTGCACAACAATATTGCGCAATCCTGTTGATCGAATACTGTCTCATTATTATTTTAATCGGTATAAAAAAGACGATGGACACTTTACGATTCATGTCGATCTAGAGGAGTGGTTGCTTTCAGATCGGTCGCTCGGCGCCGCCACAATCTTCACTCAAATGTTCGTTGGCGATCAAGATATTGTAACGTCGTTATCCGATCATACCATAAATAATGCGCGATTGGATCAGGCGGTAAAGCTTGCAACCGCGAATCTTGAAACATTCTGTGTCGTTGGAATTTTGGAAAAGAAAGAAGTATTTTTTGAAGATATCAAAAAATATCTTGGACTAGAATTGAGGGTTCCGCATAAAAGAAAATCGCCAAGGCAAGACTATCCCAAATTTTATGAGCAGCCGAAAAAAATACAAGATCGTATTATGAAAATATGTGATGCTGATATAAAAATATATAACGAATTGGCTGGAAAATCGCGGTGAGAGTAGAAATTGGATGCAATATCGAAATGCTGCAGCGCGTGATTCAAAATACCTGGGCCACGCCTTGCTTGCCGTGTCAAAGCAACGTTTACTGTCGGCGCCGACTCCGAAGCTGCCCCTGAATCGACGAATATTCAACATGTAACGGAACACTAGAGCATTTTCCATCTATTCCGGTTCGTAGCCTGCGGCGGTGAAGTAGTTGGCGCATTCCTCGGGCGAGAACGCGTCGAGGGCGGCGGCGACGGCATTCCACAACGTATCGCGGGTCCGGGCGGC